CGTTAAGAATAAAAAAGAGGCTGAAAATAAAATTAAACCTAAAAATAAAAAAACTGTAACAGATGATGTAATTGCTCAAATGGAGAAAGAGCTAGGAGATGAAAGTTAATGCCTATGACTAAACAACAAGCCCTAGAAGTAATTAAGACAATTAGACATGTATACAACATTGACTTTGACAGACCTAAATTAGAAACATGGGTTAACATTTTGAGCCAAAATGGGGATTATGAACCGACTAAAAAAACAGTAATGCAATATATCAATGATGCTAATCCTTATCCACCTAGTATTCCAAACATAATGAGAAAAGAAGTCAAAGTCGTAAAAGAAGAGCCTGTCGACGAAAAAACTGCTAGACATCGTTGGAGAATGAAAAATGATCCAGAATACGTAGCACAACGTAAAAAGATATTAGACGACTTCAGAAAGAAGTTAAGTGAGTTTGGAGTGAGTGACGATGAATGAACGTCATGAAATCGAAAGTACAATCGTTGCTAGTTTACTTCAAAAACCGGACATAATTGAGAAGTTACGTGTGAGACCGGAAATGTTCTCACATGATGGTATGAAGTCATTTATGGAATATGTATTCGAAGTCGGTAAGGTAGATCATAACGAAATCTATTTAAAAACCACAAAAGATAAGTCATTCCTAGATATGGACACCATTTCAAATTTGTATAACTCAAAATTTATAGGTTACGGATTCTTTGAAAGATATCAACAAGATTTGCTCAATCTTTATCAAATAGAGCGTACGCAAAACGTATTACAAGAATTCAATTCTGATCCGAATATACAAAATTTTGATGAAATGCTTAACAAACTACAAAAGGTCAGTTTAATTAGTGCAAGTGAAGAAAGTGGGACTAAAAAAATTGTAGATCACTTTGTCGAAGAATTATATAGCGAAGAACCAAAACAAAAAATCAATACAGGTTATAAACTGGTGGATTACAAAATAGGTGGTTTAGAACCTACACAGTTGATTGTAATCGCTGCGAGACCGTCAGTAGGTAAAACGGGGTTTGCGCTTAATATGATGCTTAATATAGCGTCTCAAGGCTATAAAACTTCATTCTTCAGTCTAGAGACAACTGGCGTGTCTGTATTGAAAAGGATGTTATCAGCAGAAACTGGGATAGAACTAACTCGTATCAAAGAAATTAAAGATTTAGAACCGGATGAATTAACACGTTTAACAACTGCAGCAGACAGAATACTCAAACTTGATATAGATATACACGATAAAAGCAATATTACTACACATGATGTACGTAAACAAGCGATGAAGAACAAAGATGTGCAACAGGTTATCTTCATTGACTACTTACAACTTATGCAGACAGACAGTAAGTTAGATCGTCGTAATGGTATCGAAAAGATATCGCGAGATTTGAAGATTATTGCAAATGAAACAGGTGCAATTATTGTGTTGCTATCTCAATTGAGCAGAGGTGTAGAAACAAGAAATGACAAAAGACCTATGCTATCTGACATGAAAGAAGCAGGTGGAATTGAAGCAGATGCAAGTTTAGCTATGTTGTTATATCGAGATGATTACTACAACCGTGATGATGTTGATGACTCAGGCAAGTCAATTGTTGAATGTAACATCGCAAAGAATAAAGACGGAGAAACAGGTGTAGTTGAGTTTGAGTACTACAAGAAAACGCAGAGGTTCTTCACATGAAAGTAGTTGAATATCAAAAGTTGTTAGGCGTTATGTATCGAGAAGATTATCAAAACGACCCATTAATAGCTAAGACGCTTATTGAGTCAGGCTGGGCAGTTAAACGTTTGTTAGAAAACAAAACGATATCACCATTTGACGAATATGAAAAAGTTCAGGAATTAATCATGAATGAAACGAAATGGAGGCAACCAGATGGGGCTTATCGACGGACTTAAAAAGCAATACATGTTGTATCAAATTGACGGTTGGGAGATGTGTAGTGTAACGCCGTTAGGAGAAGATACATTCAAACTAGGTAACTATGCAGGCATACACTTTAGAAACACATTCTCAGGAACAGTAACGAAAGATGAACTAGAAAAACTTAAACGTAAACATAAGTTGTTCAGAAAAGAAGAACTGCAACAACAGATGACAATTAACGAATTATTATTTTGAGGTGAGTTATGGAAATAGAGATTAATTTTAATGATACGTATAAGGAACCTATCGGCTCTCCTCGTCCACGTTTTAGGAATGCAGGTAAGTTTATCCAAACATACATGCCAACGTCTTATACAAGGCATAAAGCATATATACAGAGTCAATTACCTAAAAAGATGTTGAACAGTAGATTGAAAGTATCAATATATTTTTACTTTGCACCACCTAAAAGTTGGACTAAGAATCAAAAGTTAATATCGATAGGCCAATACAAACGTACGAAACCAGATATAGATAATTTAATCAAAACAGTGCTAGACGCTGCTAACGATCACTTATGGAAAGACGATAACCAAATTGCACACATTGAAAGCTTTAAGCAATATGCAGAAGAACCAAAAATAATCATGAATGTAGAGGAAGTGGAGTGAATGGCTAATAGAGAAGAAACAATTGAAGTTGAAGCAACACTCAAAGTGAGATGTAAATATCCAGTATGGATAAACAATCGTATTACGAGAGAAGAAGAAAAAGAGCGCATCTTAGATTTAATCAGTAACAACCCTGAAAAAGAGTTAATGAGCGAAGATTTTAAATTAATTGAATTGGTAGAGGTGGAGTAAATGGAAGTTAAATTAGATTTAGATATTACTAAAGATGTATTGATGGATGGCATAGATTTTCTTAAAGAAGCAAACCGAGACGCAGAATCATGCGAGAAAATAAAAGAATTATCAGAATTATTTACTGACGTTATTTGTAGTTTAAATAGGTTGAAATTTCAAACATTGCAAGAACCTAACAATTTAAGTGGTACGAATATTAGAAATCAGATAGATGAACTTTTTAGAAAAGTCGAGATTGAAATACAGTATTTAGAGGTGGAGTAAATGGAAGCGACAAAAATGAGAGTTAAAAATAAATACTTCTCTATTACACCAGATGTAGTAGAGAAAATGAAAGAAGCAGATATCAATCCCGATATCTTAAGACAAAGATTAGCTTCTGGTTGGAAATTTGAAGATGCAATAGAAGCACCTATTGGAGTAAGACGTAGTGAGTGGGATAGTTTAAAACCTAAAGAGGGCGAAATCGCTAGTTATAAGGAAAGAATGAAACAACGAAGATTACAAGAGTTGAAACGTAAGAAACCACATTTATTCACAGTGCCTCAAAAACACCCTCGTGGTGAATGGTGCAAGCATCTTATGGAGAATGACATATTCCCTAGAAAGGTGGTTAGATCATGAGCGTTAAGGACTTGAGTAGAGGTAACACAATTAGAATGCATGGACTTAACGGTGTGGAAGTTACAGCAAAGGTTAAAAATGTATATCGTTTAGTTCATTCAAGACGTGGTGCGGCTAAATGGGTTGCTGATGTAAAAGCGATTGATGGGAAAACTTGGACTATTGATGATAATTACGATTTTTACTCATTACCAGATGAAAATGAAGAAAACAAAAAGACGTTATATGACAAGATTAACCACCCGTCGCATTATACGTATGGAGATATAGAAATAATGGATTTTATAGAGCAAGTCACTAAAGATTACAAACCAGAGTTAGCATTTGCAATTGGTAATGCAATTAAATATATAAGTCGAGCTAATCGTAAGAACGGAAAAGAAGATTTAGACAAAGCGCGTTGGTACCTAAATAGAGTATTTGAAAAGTGGGAGGGTTAATGAAATGAGAAACACATTGACAGATTTAAACAATCATTTATTTGCACAATTAGAAAGATTAAGCGATGAAGATTTAAAAGGCGAAGAATTAAAAGAGGAGTTACAAAGATCTAGTGCAGTTTCTAAAGTAGCTCAAAATATCATTAATAATGGCAGTTTAGTGCTGCAAGCACAAAAGTTTAAAGATGAAAAATTAGATGCAGAATCAGAAATCCCTAAGTTGTTAGGAGAGTAATAGCCATGAGACATGTATGGACTGATGAGCATGAAAAATATATTCGAAATAACATCAAAGGTAAAACTAAGAAAGAAATGACGGAAATGTTTAATAAGGAGTTTGGCACTGATGTTACTACAGATAAAATGAAAGGTTTTTGTTCGAGAAAAAGGATAAGAAGTGGGGTTGATTGTAAGTTTAAAAAAGGTGTGCCTTCTTGGAACAAAGGTAAAAGCTTTCCGTCCAGAGGTA